AATTACTTTGTGCCGGGTCAATCTGTTGTTGTTACCGGGGCCGGAACTTACAGCGCGACATACACAGTCACCGATGATCGGATTGAGCCTTACACTTTTACAGCTGCGACCATTGCGGCTGATCGTGATTATCCGCTGCCATTTATTCCAGCGGCAACAGCAACATTGAGTGGATCATCGGCAGCCCAGCTGTACGCAAACACGCCACCAATTGAAAATGCAATTTTGGTTGTAGCGGTCGAAATTTTCCAGAGCATCACAGCTCCCGGCAACCAGATCATGTCAGACAATTTTCAGCCGTCACCATTTATTCTTGGCCGCAGCTTAAGCAACAGAGTCATCGGCCTACTGGGGCCATTTTTGGATGTCGAAACGATGTGCCAATGAGCATCGAATCAGCAATCCGCACACCATTGAAAACAGCACTTTCAACCATTGCTGCCAATGTGTACAACGGAATTCCAGAGACAATGACAAGCCCATCGATCTGTTTGATACCGGATGCGCCTTACCTTGAAAGCGTTTTGATCAATGGAGCAACAACAAAAGTCAAGGTCAATTTGACTGTGACTGGCGTTGTCGCATACATGAACAACGCGGCAGCTTTGGACAACCTTGAAAAATTGATGATCAGCATCATCAGCACAATGCCCGATGGCTATGAAGTCGGCAATGTGAACCAACCTCAACCATTGGAAGTCGGTGCAGGTAGTTACCTCACAGCCGATTTACAAGTCAGCACCTATTACACCAACTAAGGAGAAATCATGCCAACAACAATCGTCACCGGCAGAGACATCACTTTCACCATTGCTGGTGATAACTACGATGCTCAGGCCACATCAGCAATTTTGACAATTGATTCAACGATCAATACATACCAAACACTCGATGGCAAAGCGTATTTTACGACCGATTCGCAAGGCACATTTGCCGTTGAAATGCTTGCCGATTGGCCAGCAGGCGGTTCACTATGCAACGCGCTATGGACAGCGGCCGACACAGCACCAAACACACCATTGGCGGTTGTTTTTACAGCTGCATCAGGATCGGTGTTCAATTTTGATGTGCAGCCAATTTTCCCATCAGCTGGAGGCACAGCACCAGATGCACAAACTGTTTCATTAGCATTTACCTGTGTGACAACACCAACACTATAAAAAGGAGATCGGGAGCATGAAACTAGCAATCACAATTGAATTCACATCCGGTGAAAGCGCAACCTATACCGCGCTACCACCTGAGTGGATGAAATGGGAACAGAAAACCGGAAACACGATTCAGCAAGTATCTGAGAAATTGGGCATTGCGGATCTGATGTTTTTGGCGTATCACGCTATGAAGCGCGAGGCAGCAGGCAAAACTGTCAAGCCATTTGAGGTGTGGTGTGAGACTGTAACTGACATAAACATGGGAGAAACCGAAAACCCAAAAGTTACGAGTCCGGATCAATAAACCGGATTCTTTGGGAATTGGCTATCGATACGGGATTGTCAAGATCAGAGTTTCAAACAGCTGAGGATATTTTAACCGCTTTCGAGATACTGAGGATCAGAAATGGCAACTGAGACAATCGCTTATGACAAAGCGGATCTGCGCCGTATTCTCGGTGCTTTCAAAGCCATGGATGATAAAGCTGTACAACAAGCCAAAGGCGTTTCCAATGGCTTGGCTACCTACTTACAAACCAAAATTGTTTCAGCTGCATCAGGTACATCAAACCAAGCTGATGATCGAATCGCTAAAGGATCGCGTGTAAGCAAGTCATCAAAGATTGGTGAGATCAGCTTTGGTTTTGTTTCGCAGAAGTTTAGTGGTGGCGGCACAACGCAACAGCTTTGGGGCGGCTATGAATTTGGTTCAAACAAATTTAAGCAATTTCCTCGATGGTCAGGCAAACAAGGTCGCGGCTCTCGTGGGTGGTTTATCTATCCAACATTGAGAGCTGAACAACCTCACATCATTGCTCAATGGGAAGCTGCATTTACTAAGATTTTGAAGGAGTGGTGATGGCCGGTCAATCAAGAACGCTCAAGCTCTCGATTCTCGGTGATGTAGATCAGCTCAAAAAAAGTCTCGGCACCGGCACAAAAGAGGTTGATGGATTTGCCGGCAAACTCGGTGGATTTGCTAAGAAAGCCGGTGCAGCTTTTGCCGTAGCTGGAGCAGCTGCCGCAGCCTATGCCGGCACATTGCTTGTTGATGGTGTCAAATCTGCAATTGAGGATGAAGCGGCACAAGCCAAATTGGCAACCACATTGGAAAATGTCACCGGTGCCACAAATGCTCAAATCAAAGCTGTTGAGGATTACATAACCCAAACAGCATTGGCCAACGGCATCACCGATGATGTTTTAAGGCCATCGCTTGATCGTCTTGTCAGAAGTACAAAAGATGTCACCAAAGCTCAAGAATTGCAGCAACTAGCACTCGACATTTCAGCCGGTACGGGCAAAGACCTTTCAGCCGTTTCTGAGGCATTGGGTAAAGCCTACGATGGCAATTTAGGAGCACTCAGGCGTTTGGGTGTCGGCATCGATGATTCGATTATTAAGTCAAAGAATTTTGATGCAGCCGCAGCTGCCTTGTCTAAGACTTTTGAAGGTCAGGCATCAAAGCAAGCTGAGACATTTCAAGGCAAAATGGCGCGGCTGACTGTCGCATTTGATGAAGCCAAAGAAACTGTGGGATCGTATGTGCTCGATGCGCTGACACCATTGATCAGCAATTTTGTAGACAAAGGCATCCCAGCGATTCAAGATTTTGCCAGCAATTTGGGCAAAACTTTGGGGCCAGCATTTGGAGAAATTTTCAAAGTAATTAAAAATGATTTGTTGCCAATTCTGACAACATGGTGGAAGTTTCTTTACAATGAAGTCATCCCGGCAATCGGCTCGGTTGTTGGCCCAATCCTTGAAGGTTTGAAATCTGCATTTGATAAAATTAAAAAAGCACTTTCAGACAATTCTGAGGAATTAAAGCCATTTTTAGGTTTTCTCAAGCAAGTATGGGAATTCATTAAAGAAAATTTGGCACCACTTTTGGGCGGTGTTTTCAAAAAAGCACTCGAGGCCGTTGGCACAATTGTGGCTGGCCTTGTCACAGGCTTTTCAAAGCTTGTGGGTTTCATTTCAAACACAGTCACAAAAATCAAAGAGTTTGTAAATTTCATCAAGGATAACCCGGTCACGCGCTTTTTCTTTGGCGATTCAGGTGATAAGTCTTTGAAGGTCGGTGCAGGTTTTGACATGGGTGATACAGGCTCGGCTGGCGGCGGATTTGGTACAGGTGGAGGATTCATGCCATCGGGTGCATCACCGACATTTACAGGCGCACCTGTTGATGCTTACTCGCCAGCCATGCAAGCTGCGATTTTAAGGCGTGAGGAATTGAAGGCAGAAACCGAGAGATTGAGAGCAGCACGCGAGGCGGCTGCAGCTGCACGCACAGCGGCCACAGGTGGGCTTTCAACGGCTGATCGCATCACAATCAATGTGAGCGGTGCAATTGATCCGGAAGGAACAGCACGCACGATTGTGGACACACTTAACAATTCTTACTACCGAGGCACGCTTGGTGCTGGAGCGTTGGTTGCTGTCTAATGACTGTTTTCAATCCGATCTGGAAAGTCATTATTGGCGGTGTTGAGTATCAAACCGCTATTTTGGCCAATCTTACGATTACCAGCGGTCGCACAAACATTTATGAGCAGGCGCAGGCCGGATATACAAATCTCGAAATCATCAACCTTAATCAATCAAATGTGCCAATTCAAATCAATGATGCGGTCACGATTGAATTACAAGATTCGACAGCGACATTTGTGCCAATATTTGGCGGCTCGGTTGTTGAAGTCGGCATTTCCGTGGCCGAGGTCGGAAGCGTTAATTATGCACAGCGCATCCAAATCATTGCGTTAGGTGCTTTGGCCAGATTGCCAAAAGCTTTGACCGATGGCGTGCTATCAAAAGAATTTGATGGCGATCAGATTTTTGAAATTTTGCAAGCTGTTTTGTTTGACTCATGGCAAGAGGTGCCTCAAGCTTTAACATGGGCCACTTACGATCCAACAACTCAATGGCAAGATGCTGAAAATTCAGGATTGGGCGAAATTGATCGTCCAGGCAATTATGAGCTGGCCGCTCGATCAAGCTCGCGCACCGATGTTTACTCTTTGGTTTCAGCTTTGGCCACATCAGGATTGGGCTACATTTTCGAGGATGCTCAAGGTCGAATTGGTTATGCAGACAGCACGCACCGCACCAATTATTTGGCAGCAAATGGGTATGTTGATCTCACCGCAAATCACGCTTTGGCACCGGGTTTAAGCATCCAGCAACGCGCAGGTGATGTACGAAATTCAATCACGATTCAATATGGTGCTACATCATCAGCCGAGGAATCTGCCAGCGATCCAGAATCGATTGCTTTGTATGGTCAATTGGCGCAAATTATTCGCACAACCTTGCACAATTCTAGCGATGCCGAGGATCAAGCCGATTTTTATTTAAGCCTCAGAGCTTATCCACGCTTTAATTTCAACAACATCACATTTGAGCTGACAAACCCAGAAATCGATGATGCTGATCGGGATGCCTTGATCAATGTTTTTATGGGTATGCCGGTGAACATTGCCAATTTGCCACTCAACATGAATTCCGGAGATTTTCTGGGTTTCGTTGAAGGCTGGACATTTTCGGCCAGATACAATCAGGTCAGCATTTCAATGATCGTCTCACCGATTGCATTTTCCTTGCAGGCAATGCGTTGGAACGATGTGCCGGTCACGGAAGCATGGAACACAGTCAATCCAACTTTGGATTGGATCAATGCCACGATTGTGGCGTAAGGAGAAAACATGAGCAATCCAACAAGCAATTTTAATTGGCAGATGCCAACGGCCACAGATTTGGTCACGGATTTGCCAGCTGATTTTGAGGTATTTGGTCAGGCTGTTGATACAGCTTTGATGGATCTTAAAGGTGGAACAACGGGTCAGGTTTTAGCAAAAGCAACTGGGACAGACATGGATTTTACATGGACAACGCCAACAGCTGGCATGACCAATCCAATGACAACCACCGGTGACACAATTTATTCATCAAGCGGATCAACACCGGCACGATTGGGAATTGGTACGACTGGTCAGGTG